GCCACCATCAGCATCCGCACCTACGCCGACACCGCTGCCAGCCTCGATCTGTGGCGCGAATACGTCGACCCTCACATGGCTTTCTCCGACGAACAGTTTGAGGCCATGTCAATCGACGAGCGCATCGCGTACCAGGTCGAAACATTCGGCCCCGAGCCAACTGATGCAGAGATCAACGAAGACATCGGTTTCGACGCATAATCCGCACCCACGGCCCGCCGGAGCCTATCCGGCAACCATCCCACACCCCACCACCTCGCCACCATCCCATGGACACCAATTTGAATGCGCTTCTTGAAGAGCGCGGCAAACGCTACGGGGAGTTCACTGGTCACGCCGAAATCACGATTAAGCTAAAAAGCGAAATCGGCCGTGCAATCGCTAAAAAAGGCCGCAGCTTGCAACCAGATCAACTGGAAGCTTTGCACATGATCGCCCACAACATCGGCCGGATCCTCAACGGCGACCCCAACTATGCCGACAGCTGGCGGGACATCGCTGGCTATGCACAGCTGGTTGCTGATCGCCTCGATCGTGAACAACTCCGCACATCAGCTCCCGAAACCGAAACCGGATCCGAAACTTCGCTGAGCAAGTTCGGCCCTTGCGAGATGCCGCTGGGCTGATCGTTGACCCACCACACCCCACCACCACACTCACTGCACCCATGCTTCCCGTATCCGCCCGCGCCAGCCGCAAGGCCGCTCAAGTCGTTGCCTGGTGGCCAACTGCACCCCGCCGCTACCGACGCTCCGCCGCTCGCTGGTGGTGGTCGTCCTGCGATCGCACCAGCGGTACCTGGCCAGAGCAGTGGCGTGTAATCAACGCCGCCGCTGGCGTTGTCGAGACCGCCTGACCCGGCAACCCCAGGGCTTCTTCATCCCTGCCCCTTGCCGAGTGTGACGCTGTGCGCTACAATAGGCAAGCCGGGGAGGCCCGGCGACCCACCGCACCTCGAAACATGAATCGCACCGCACAGGCCCTGATGGCAATCAGGCTTCTGCAGTCCCTCCCAAGCTGGGAGCGGATCAGCGTTGTTTACGGCGACATCGACGAGCATCTCGAAGATCTCGCCGGTGACTTGGAGAACAACGAGTGGGATGACCTTCTGGTCACTGATGAAGAGCTCGCAGCCCTGCGAGCCGATCAGCAGTGGGTCAGTCAGGTCATCACTGAAGCCGCCGCCGCTGCAGCCGCTTGAGCACCAGCCCCCGGTAACCCCGGGGGTTTTTTATGACAATCTGTGAACTGGCCAGGCGACGCGCGTCAACCGTGACCCTATGCGCTACAATATGTTCATCGGGAGGGAGGCCTCCCACAACCCCACCACCAGCAATGAAAGCCCTCTACATCACCGACGAAGTCACCACCTGCGAATGCTGCGGTCGCTCTGAGCTCAAGGCCACGGTTGCCATGCAACTCAGTGACGGCGGCATCTTGTTCTACGGTCGCACTTGTGCCGCACGCAATAGCGGCAAGACCAGCAAGCAAATTCGCCAGGAAGTCTTTGCTGAGGAAGCGCGTCAGCAGAGGCGCCAGGAAAAGATGGCCGCTAATGCAAAAGCACTCGCCGCCTGGCAGGCCAACAATCTCAACTGTCCTGTTCTGGAGGTTCAACGTCGCAACTACCACCAAACCGGTGGATTCAGCGTTCATGGCAGCTTTCCGCAATGGCTGCAGAATCGCGCCCTTGGGCTGACCATCTGACCCCACCCTCGCCCCGGCTCACCACCGGGGGCTTTGCCACGCTCCACCATGCAAATCACCTACGTCACCAGGGAGTTAAATCAGCCCCCCGCAAGGCAGGCTGTCCTTAGCATTCGAGCCTTGCTGGTCTCTGGAGGCTCCATTGACCGCCCAGGCATCATTCGTCGCTTCATTGAAGTTGGCATCAGCGAGCCCCAGGCATCTCGTTTTGCCGATCATCTGATCTGGGCCAACACCGATGTTTTGGCCCGCTTTCGGTGGGGAGTCCGGGGTTCCAAAGGTCGCGAGGTCTATAGGCACCCTCGCTGACCAGGGGCTGTACAATGCCCTTACTGAGTCGGCCCTGACCGTGAGGGGGGCGCCCTGGTCTGTTCGGTGGGGCACGCCAGCGGTACCGAAGGCTCAGTCCCATTCACCCCCTGGCGGGTTCCCCTGGGGCCCGCAGAGCGGCTATGCTGGCCCTGTTGCGCTTCGTGTTGCTCTGTGCCCGTCGGACGCCCGACATCCCTGACCCCAGAGATGATCCCCATCGCTGCGGAAGTGGCTCGGGACTGCCCCACCATGGCAGCCATTGGTAGAACTCTTGGGGTGCGTCGTCACACCGTTAGCGATTGGATCCGCAAGGGCGAGGAACCGGATGCACCGGAACCCTTTGCATCGTTTGCGACCGCCATTCATGCAGCCATAGCAGAGTCGGAAATTACGCTTACTCGAAAGCTGCAAAATGGAGACGGCAGAGACGCAGCCTGGATCCTCACTCACAGTCCCTTCTTCCGCGATGAGTGGTCCGACGCGGCATCCGAGCGCCGCGCCGTTCAGCGGGCCATGGCTGGCGTTGTGAACGCGATCGACGGGGCAGGGCTCACCGACGACCAGCGCATGCGGCTACTGCTGGGGATCAAGGCGCAAGGCATTGGCGTGTCTATGGAGGGGGAGGGGTGATCTGCAGTCTTGAGCCGCACCCCATCCCTTCCCTTGATGGGGCTGATCAGCAGGGCTGAGCCATGCGACCCGATCGCCCGCCTTGGACGGCCGCAGAGGAGGACCAGCTTCACGCCCTGGCAGGTGATATGCCATTGGGTATCCTTGTCCAACAGTTTCACGTATGGGCCAAAGAAAACGGCGGATTCATACGCACAGCTAGCGCGATTGAGCGACGATTGCAGAAGCTGAAGTTATCGGGCCTTGTTAGAACTGGCGAATGGGTTACAACCGGAGGAGCCGCAGAGATTCTCGGTTGTCCGATAGGCAGAGTCGAGGGTTGGGTACAGTCTAAAACTATTTCCGCAGTCCTCGAACCACAGTGGTACAGCGGACGCTACTACATTTCCCGATCATCTTGGCGTCGCTTGGCGCGAAAGATGCCGCGAATTTTGGGTGGTTTCCCTGCTGACAGATTGTTTCAGTTATTGGAAGATCGCAAACTTGCCGATTCTGTGGCCATTCGTTATCCGTACAGTTTTAGCGACTGGCGCGTTAGGTGTGTTGAAACTGGCAAGGTCTGGCCAAATGCTCCCGCTGCTGCTGCAGAGTTGCACGTGACACGATCGGCCATCACCGAATCAATCAGGAAGCGCCGTTCCCTGCCAGCGCTAGGGCTGCGGTTCGAGGCGTTGCGCGAGGCGGCAGGATGACCCACCCCACCCCCTGCGCAGACTGCGGGGCTCCCGCCAATGGCCCACCGGGGCCCCCGACGGGCTGGGAGCTGGAGGATGGCCGCATCGTCTGCCATGAGTGCTGCGTTGTCGACTTTCGGGCTACCGTGAGGGCTGCGCAGTTCAGTCGGACGCTGCGCCACTTTCGCGACACCAACCCATGATCGACCCTGCATTGATTGCCGCCGCCGTGGCGGAAGTTGAGGCTGAGCAGCAGTCTCAGCAAAAACCACTCTCAAGCCGCGAATACCTGCCGCGCCTGAGCCTACAGAGCGTGATGCACCTGGAGCAGGCCTTGCAGGAAGCAAGGCGCGAGGGTCGGTCGTGGCAAGAAAGCAGGATCCTTCACCAGCTGCGTGTTCTCGGCTACCGCGCCGTGGCGGAAGTTGAGGCTGTGCAGCCTTGGCAAGAGCCCAGCTCCACCATCGAATACCTGGAACAGGCACTGCAACGGGCCAAGGACGATGGTCAAACGGGGGACGAGGCGTGGATTCTGGACCAGCTGCGTCTTTTCAGGGGTGACTGGGACCAACAGGAGTGGGGTTACATCGACCTGCAAGAGTTGAGAAAGTCCTGGGATGCTGTCCGCCACTGCTGACCCGATCTCTGCGGCCCTGGCGAGGGAGCGGCTGCGGGGCATCGGCGGCAGGTTCTACCGGGGCTCCCTGGATGACCTGATGGCCACCATGCGCAGCCAGCTGCATGGCCGGCAGGTGGATCTTTTCGACGACGTTACGTCCGCCGAGATCGGGGTAGTGGCCGGCTACGGCAGCGGGAAGACGATCGCAGACTGTTACAAAGCCATTCAGCTCAGCATCCTGAACCCAGGGTTCACCGGAGCTGTGCTGGAGCCGACCTATGGCATGGTGGAAGAAATATGGATGCCGAAGTTTGAAGAAGTGCTAGATAGGCTAGAGATACCTTATACGTTCAGGCGCAAAGAGAAACTTCCCGAACACGTATTGCACTTTAAGGGCTTTAGTAGCACCGTAGTAGGAAGAAGCTTTGAGAACTATAAGCGCATCGTTGGCCCTGACTGGGCATGGTGCATTGGCGACGAAGTGGATACGGTGAAGGCGTCAATCTGCCGCAAGGCCTATAAGAAAATCGTCGGCCGGGTTCGAGTCGGCAAGGTAAATCAGAAAATTAACTCATCAACGCCGGAGGGTTTCCAATGGCACTATGAGATGTACGGATCAGAGAAGGGCCAGGCTGTTGAAGGTCGGAGGCTCATCAGGATGTCAAGCGACGACAACCCCCATCTGTCGCCTGGCTTCTTTGAAGAGATGGAGAAGAACTATACGCAGGAAGAGCTAATCGCCTACCGGCATGGGCAATACGTCAACCTTGCAACCGGCAGGGTATGGTATAAGTTCACTAGAGAAAGAAACGTCAGGCCAGTTGAATACAAGGAAGGTGAAACCATAATCCTGGGGGTTGACTTCAACGTCGGCAACACCAACGCCATTGCCATGGTTCGGCGCGGCAGGGAGGCGCACGTGTTTGCCGAGATCAAGGCTTATGACACCGCGAAGCTTGGGCAGGAGGTCAGGCGCCGCTGGCCTGAGGCCAGGATCCAGGGCTACCCTGACTCCAGCGGTGGGAACCACTCAACCAACAGCACTAGGACCGATATAGCAATCCTGCAAGACTTCGGAATCAGCAATATGTCGCCAGCGGCCAACCCTCCGGTAAGGGACCGTATCAACACGACTAACGCGATGTTCTGTAATGCCAAGGACGAAGTACGGCTGTTCGTTGATCCCAGTTGCAAGGGTCTAATCGACGATCTGGAGCAGCACAGCTACAACGAAAAAGGCGACCCGGACAAAGAAGGCGGCAACGATCACCGAACGGATGCTTTGAGCTACCCAATCCACAGGATTTTCGAGATCGGCCGCGCCACGACTGGCAAGGCTGTCCGGGGGATTAGGCTGTACTGAGCCGCTACATCGCTATGTCGATCGTCTACAGGGGTGAAACATTCGACGGCTACAACAAGCCGAAAAGGACACCAAATCATCCCAAAAAGTCTCACGTCGTGCTAGCCAAAGAAGGCAGCACGGTGAAGCTGATCCGGTTCGGCCAGCAAGGCGTCAGCGGGAGCCCCGCCAGGAAGGGCGAGAGCGAGAGTGACCGCAAGCGCCGCGCCAGCTTCAAGGCCAGGCATGCGGCGAACATCGCCCGCGGCAAGCTCTCGGCTGCCTATTGGGCTGATCGGGTCAAGTGGTGATCAGCGCTTGGGCTTGCGGGGCTTGCGAGCCTTCGGCTTTGGCGGCGGCGGCCCCTTGGTGTTCCTGGGACCTGGTACCAGGTTGTTGCGGCCTGTCCCTCGCCCCCTGGGGGTGACGGGCGCCAGCTGCCGGTCGTAGATGCTCAGCGCCCTTGCAGCGGGCTTGCTGCCCCGTGCGGCGGCGGCTGCGGCTCGCTGGGCGCGGCCCTGGATCATGGCTCGGCCAGCCTCCCTGGCAGCCGGCCCCTGGGCCTTCAGGATGTCGCGGGCGGCCTTGGCCTTGGCGCCCTTGCCCCTCGACTGGGCGATGTTGCGGGCGGCCTCGAAAGCGAACCAGCGGTTGGCCTCCCGCATGATCTGCCGCTCTTGCGCGAGGCGTGCACGCGGGAACGGTCGGACGACACTGCGGGCACCCTTGACCCGATCAGCGGCGGTCTTGGTCACCTTCTGGGCATTGGCTTCTTCCTGCGCCAGGAATCGGCGCGGGCTGAGGCCGGCCCTGCTGCTGCCGCCGGCCCTACCGCTTTTTTGCGGACTTGCGGGGCTTCTTCGGTGCTGCTGGCTTAGCCGCTGGCGTAGCCCTGCTGACAGGCACAATCGCCCCGCCAGGGGATCGCACAATGGCCCCGCCGCGGCTGGTGGCTGGAGCGACTGCCTTCTTCGGCTTGGCCGCAGCCGTCGCGGTCTTCGCGGGCTTAGCCGCTGGCTTCTTCCTGCTGCTTGTTCCTCGCGATTCCTCCAGATTGCGCACCTTGCGGGCGGCACCCTGGTAGGCCTGTACGACAGCCCGGATGTTCCTGGCGCCTGAGTCCGTGCGCCCCCTCAGATCTCTGATGGATGTTCGCCCTGCGGCTCGCATGCCTATCTCACGCATCTCTGCCCGCGCTTTGCGATATTTTCTCTCAGCCGCGCTTACCTGCTTCTTTGAGGTCTTCGCTGGTTTCGCTGCAGCTGGTTTCGCTGCAGCTGGTTTCGCTGCGGCTGGAGTGGCTTGCCTCGCAGGCTTGGCCTTGGAGACAGGCACGATCGCCCCGCCAGGGGATCGCACAATGGCCCCGCCGCGGCTGGTGGCTGGAGTGGCAGCCTTTTTCGCCTTGGGCTTCCGTGCGGGCTTCTCTGCCGCTGGCTTTGCCGCATCAGCCGCCTTACCGGCCCGCGTCGGACTGCGCTTGGTTCCGGTTCCTGTCACCGCGTAGCGACTGCGAGCACGATCCAGCGTTGCAGCCGATCGCGCAGTCTTCGCGCTGACGGTTCCGGTCGCCTTGCGCTCCGCCGCCACCTGCCGTTGCAGTTCCCGTTGCCGCGTCAGCGCTCTGCCCCGCGCTGTAGTGGTCTTCGGCCCTGCTACCGCCTTGGCGGGCCCTGCAGCCGCTGCGCTGGCCTTGGTGGCCTTGGTCGGCTTGGTGGTCTTGGTGGCAGCTGTCTCCGGCCGCTTGTTGCGGACCGTGCCCGATGAGGCAAACCGCCCCCGCGCGTCGCGTTTCAGTTGCCTAGCCATCTCGACCCCAGGAATACTTTTCTAGTTTGCCTAGCGCTTCTTGCGCTTCTTGCCGGCCCTGCGCCCTTCGCTTAACGCAATGGCGATGGCCTGCTTGCGGCTGGTGACCTTCGGCCCTTTGGCGCTGCCGCTGTGGAGCGTGCCGGCCTTGAACTCGTGCATTACCTTCGCGGTCTTAGCCTGGGCCTTGGTTTTCTTCTTCATCGCGCTGGAGTCGGTTGCTTTAGTTTGCATGGGGCAAACTAGGGGAAAGCGTCGATGTAATGCCTCCCACGCCTGATGTCACCCTGATTGATCGCGGGCCCGGCAACGAACCGTTCAGGGCCAGATTTCAACCCCTGGCGGGTGCTCTGGGCGGTAGTGGCAGCAGCTTCCGAGAGCTGAAGGTCTATGAACCTGGCATCTCGTGGACGAAGCAGGAGCCTCGCTGGCGCCTGATTGAGCAGTTGGTGCAAGGCACCATGGGGATGCAAGCAGCGGGTACAACCTATCTACCGCAAATGCCAGATGAGGCCGACGATTCTTACAGGATTCGCCTGGCTAACTCTGTCTGCCCTCCGTACTACCTACGGCTTGAGCAGATGCTGGCCGGCATGTTGACGCGCAAGCCGGTAAGGCTTAACAACGTGCCTGAAGCTATGCAAGAACACTTTCTCGATATAGACATGATGGGGCACGGTCTTGACGTGTTCTTACAAAACATCGCGCGGAGGTGTCTGCGCTACGGCCACATTGGGGTCTTGGTTGATTTTCCGCGTGGCGATGAAGGCGACGACACACCGGTAACCGACTTTCGGCGCCCCTACTGGGTTCCCTACAGCCCTCGCGATATTCTGGGATGGAAAACTGATGTAGTCGATGGAAGCCTAAAATTGACCGAAGTTCGCCTGTACGAAGAGCTGACCGTGCCTTATGGCACATACGGGGAGGAACAAGTTGCACAGGTGAGAGTGCTAAGACCAGGATCCTTTGAGCTGTTCAGATACCAGCCCAGTAAGTCGCGTGACTGGGAGTTGATCAGCGAAGGTGCAACCAATATCGACGAAATACCTTTCGGCATAGCATACTCTAATCAAATTGCAATACTCGAATCAAGCCCGCCGCTTGAGGAGATTGCCTGGCTCAACCTTCAGGCTTACCGCTGCGAGTCTGACCAGAACAACATTCTTCACGTGGCAGCCGTGCCGCGCTACAACCTCTTTGGCGTGCCCGCTGAGGTTGAGAAGGTGACATCAGGCCCTGCCACGGCTACGGCTTTCCCCGTTGATGCTCGGGCTGAGTTTGCCGAGCCAACAGGCACCAGCTACGACGCGCGATTCAACCAGCTTGACCGCATCAAGGCTCAGATTGCAGAGCTTGGCATGGCTGCCGTTCTTGGTCAGAACATGACAAACCAGGCCGCAGAGGCCAAGGCCATCGACCGCAGTCAGGGAGATGCGGCGTTGCAAGCGGTCGCCATCGGCCTGCAGGATCTACTGGATACATGCATGGGGTTTCATGCGCGGTTCATGGGACTTGCTGACGGTGGCAGCTCAGCCGTTAACCGCGATTTCGTGTCGTCGCGTCTGGATCCGGCCGAAGTTGCTCAGTTGATTCAGCTACGCATTAACAACGACATCAGCCAGGAACTGCTTTTAACGCGCCTTGCGGAAGGCGAATGGCTGGGCGGTGACTTCGATGTTGAGCTTGAGATTGAGAAGACCGCACAAGAGAAGGCTCGAGCCCTTGCTGAGCAGCAGGCACAGCTTGACGCCGGCCTCAGCGGGCTACCATGAGGCGGTCACGCGCAACCCCACCCATGGATGAGTCACAGGCCTTTGACGCGATTCACGATGCCGTTTTCGATGTTGCGGAGCAGGCCGACTGCTCGGTGCAAACCCTGATTGGCATCCTCGAAATCGTCAAAACTGAACTGATGTCTACAGTTATGGAGGATGTCACCGAGGATAATGAGGCTGACGAGGGCTAAACTCATCGCAAACTGACAGCCCGCCTGTGTCCACCGAGACCACCCCCGACGCCACTCCTCAAGCAACCCCGCCCAATCCGCCAGTCACTGCAGATCCTGCAGCACTGGCGGCCGAGGTGGCACGGTTGCGTGCCAAGAATGAGGAACTACTGGGCGAAAAGCGTAGGCTGGCGACCCGGCTAGCCGACCTGCCGGAGGATGTGGACCCCCGCCAGCTGTGGGCGGATCGGCAGGCTGCGGAGACGCAGCGGCTGGAGGCTGAGGGGAACTACACCCAAGCCCGCCAGCAACTGGAGCAGCAGTTTCGGGACAGCGAGGCGAAGCTGAAGGCGCGCATCACCGAGCTCGAAGATGAGGTTCGCCAGCTCAAGGTATTGGGGCCCGCCGCTACAGCCCTGTCCGAGCACGTGCACGGCGCTGATGAGGTTCTGAAGCTGCACCTTCAAGCCGATCAGCTGGCAACCGAGGCAGATGGCACGGTCGTGGTTGTGGACGGCTACAACCGCACACCGCTTGCTGAGTGGGCACGCGCCACCCTGCCCACGTGGCGCCTAAAGGCTCCCAAACCGGCCGGCACAGGGGCGCCCCCTGGTGGCTCCTCTGCCGCTGGTGGTGATGGCGCCTTGCCGCCTGGATCCAATCCGTGGCTGGAAGGCAACCTTACCCAGCAAGTCGAGCTGGCTAACCGTGATCCAGAGCTAGCGATGAGGCTTGCTCAGGCCGCTGGTAAAAAGCTCGTAATTCGGGGTTAATAACGCTTGAGGCAAACTAGGGGACGGGAAAGCTGTGCCGACCCGGGGCCTGTGGCCGACAGCCAACTAACCCCTAGCCTCAAATGGCATTTCTCTACAGACCGGATACGAAGATTTACGATCCGTTCTCAAACTACATTGACGAACAGAGCACCCTTCGCTCTAAGTTCGTCGCAAGCGGGATCGTAAGCAACAATCCCATCATCGCCCAAAACGTCACCAAGGGTGATGCTTTCAAAATCCCGAACTGGCAACCCAACTTGCAAGGGGATGTTCAAATCCCCAAGGAAAGCGTGCCGCTGAGCGTCAACAAGCTTGGCAGCAACGAACAGAAAGGCGTAGTCTTTCACCGCGCCAATGTTTGGGGCTCCAGCGATCTGGCTAAAATGGCCGTAGGCGCTGAGAACGACCCGATGGGAGCAATTGCTCGCAGGATTTCAGATTGGGTGCTCTGGGCCGATCAGCTCGACATCCTGGCGACGCTCTCCGGCGTGTTTGGCGCCCTTGGCACCAGCAATGCCAGCGCCGCGTTCGCTGATATGTGCGTTGACGCCAGCGGCAGCGGCGAAACTGATTTCAGCGTGGGTCACGTCGTTCGCGCTGATGGCATCCTTGGTGAAGATGCCGACACTTTCGGGGCCATGGTTGTACATCCCGCGATCTACAGTTATCTGAGGATTCGCGAGATGATCAACTACGTCAACGCCAAAGAGTTACCTGGCATCACCGCAAGCACCGCAGCGGCCGGAAGTATCACCAGCAGCAATGCTGTGGATGGTGATTTCTCCAATGCCTTTAGCTCCAATGGGCTGGTGCCGATGTTCGGCAGCAAAGCCGTGATCGTGTCCGACAATGCCCCGCGTACGGGATCCTCTGGTTCCTACAAATATGGGGTGTATATTTTCAAGCCAGGGGCTCTTGGCCAGGCCTTCCAGAATCCCCTGCGGACGGAAGGTGATCGGGACATCCTCACTGGCGGCGGCGAGGACATCGTCAAGGTCCAATGGGACAAGTGTATTCATCCGCTGGGTGCCAGCTGGGTGGGCTCCATTCCCGAAGGTGGCCCCAGCGCCGCCGATCTGGCAACCGCCAGCAACTGGGCTAAGGTATTCGACAAGAAAAACATTGGCGTAGCCCGCATTACCTGTACCTGCCCCATTGAGCTGTAATCATGAAGTTTCACCTTGATAAACCCGTCTTTACAGGCGTGGTCTCCCAGTTCAGGCCAATCACCAGCCCTGTCGGCACGGCTAACGCCACCCTGACGGCAGAGCAGACAGTGGAGTGCTTAGTGGTGATGACCCCAACGGCGGCCCGCACCCTCACCACCGCCACGGCTACCGCGATCGTGGCCGCCATCGGTGTTCCCGTTCAGATCGGGACCGTGTTCGAGCTGACCGTAGTCAACGCCGCTGCCAGCTCCCACAACATCACCCTCACCGCTCCCACTTCTGGCGGGATCACCCTGGGCGGCGATTCGGCGATGGCCACGATCAGCCCAGCCACGTCAGCTACCTACATCGGCCGGGTCACGGGCGTCTCTACGCCTGCGGTCACGTTCTATCGCAAGTCCGGCTAATGGGCTTTGCCAGGCGCTGGCAGGCACTGCGTGAGGCTGCTGCTGCACAAGCGGCGGCCTCCGCTTCCCCTGAGCCAGAACAACCGCCCACCAAAGCGGTGAAACCACAACGGGCAGTCGCCAATGGGCTTCGTTCCTGAGTTCTCAAACTTCCGCTACATCGCGGACACAACTGCCGTCACTCCCGGCGGGGGGCGTCGGTTCGTTGCCCTGCTGGCCCTGGAAGCTACCGTGCTTCACGCTGACACGGTCTGCAAAAGCTGCCCTGACAGCCTCAGCAGCATGCCAATCCCTGCGGGGACACTGGTGACGGGCATGTTCGAGACCGTTAAACTCAGCTCCGGCAAGGTCTTGGCCTACCTGAGCTGAGTTGGCCAACCTCTCCGCCCAGATCGAGGCCTTCCTCAGGAACGCCCTACGCCAGAAGCGCTTGGAGGATCAACGGGTCCGCCAGGCGCTTCGTGATCTGCGGCGTGTGCTCGCAGCTGTGGAGCGGGTCGTGGGTGAGAGCGGCGTGGCTGCCCCCCAGCCGGGGCGGAATGAGGCCATCGCCATGCTCACCGCAGCCATCGCCCGCAGTGTGCGGGAGTCGTTCGGAGTGCCTCAGCTGGCGACCCTCAGCGCGGCCCTGGTGCCCTATCTGGAGAGCCAGCTGAAGTTTGCCCGCCAGATGGTGGAGATGGCTGGAGGGGACCTTGCAGCGCCCACCGTTCAGATGACCGCCACGCAGGCGGCCCGGATCGTCCGCGGGATTCAGGTGGCAGGGACCACCCTTGAAAATCAGCTCCTATCCCGGCTTCCGGCCATGGTGGCCGATCGGGTTGAGCGGTTCATCAGGCTTGGGCTTCAGGACGTGGCCGGCGGCGAAGTCTTCGCCACCTACGAGAATGCGGTGGTGCGCACCGTGGGCAACGCGGTTGAGGCGACGATCCGCACGGGCGTCCACGAAGCAGGGAGCTTCGCCCAGCAGATGATTTACCAGTACGAAACGGATCCCGCCTGGCTGGGGCCCGACGGCCTGGTGTGGACCGCGATCCTCGACTCTCGGGTCTGCCCCGTGTGCCTGAA